GGTTGATTGGGGTTTCGGTGATTGGGCGACGCCGAGGTCTGCAACCATCACCATCTTGCAAAGTCGAAATGCATGACGCCCGCCGTCGGCGGGTGCCTCAGGAGGCAAAGATCATGGTGATGCTCGCGCCGAAGAAAAACGGACCGCCGTCGCCGGTCAAGATTGGCGGCTTGCATTCGTCGCACGTCTGGTGCATGCCGATTTCACCGGTGGCGTTTGCCAAGTTGATGAACGAAATGCCGCCGCCATGTCAACAGTGCGGTTGTCCTCACGAACGCGATTGGCCGCACGATCGCGATTCGTTGCGTTATCAATGGACCTTTCAGCAGGCACACAAACGTCCGCCGACCTGGTCGGACGCGATGGCTCATTGCTCGCGCTCGATTCGGTTGTTGTGGCGGCAGAACCTGCGGGTCATCTACGCGGCGTCCGACATTGAGTTGCCCGCCGACCTGGTCGCCGAGCTTGACCCGGGGGCGAAATGATCAAGCTCGCTCGCCGGGTGGTGCGGCAAACCAGCGTGGTCGATCCGCGGTCGCGGCGTCCGCTGGTGATTGAACTCGCCGAGGGCGGGCTCGGTGTCCGCATTCGCGAAAAAGGCCGGCAGCATGGATACTTCGTGCCGTATTCGGAGATCTATCTCGCCGGTGCCCGAATTCGGGCCCAGGAGCTCAAGGCAGCCAAGGACCTGGCTCGCAAGAGCCGGTGACGAAACAAGACGCGGGGTGCCCGGGGGTGGGGCGGAGTTTAACCGAGGTTGTTCATGTCGAACTTCTCCGCGGTGACCATGGAATGTGCATCCGCCCCGCGACTTGTGAATTGAGTTGAGGAGAGTAATGGCCGGCACAGGTGTCTTTTATCCGCAGCAAGACTTCAACGGCAAAGCTCCGTTGCCGGCCCACGCGACCGCGGCCATGCCGGGATCCAAGGCGAAGGTCGCGATCTTGCGGAAACGAGCCCAGCGACGGGAGTCGTTGTTCCATCCGCACGACGCCGGCGACGCGGCGGGCCTGCCGTTGTCGTTATTGAGAACCAAACGCGAACGCGGGTTGGTGAACATAAAACGCCGCGGTCGCTTGGAGGTCGCCTGATGTCGGTTCGTCAACCATTTGAAGGGACGCCACAGCCATGGTTAATAACCGAGGACCTGCTTATTGTCGGCCGCGACCCGTTCAACGGCGAGTTGTCGGCTCTAAATCGCACACCGGCCGGAGTGGTCATCGCCGATCTCAAGGCAAGCCTGCGGCCTCGAGATCCGGACATACTGGCTCAGCTCGATAGCAAGGCGATTCGCACGGAACTTGCGGCCAATGCTCGGCTGATCATGGCGGGGGGGGCGTTGTTGTCCGCCTGTCGTGCTGCCTATGACGCCTTGTCTCAAACCGATTTTTACGGGCCGCGGCGGGGGCGGATCCTGACCGCGCTCAAGGCGGCGGTGGACGCGGCCTTGTTGACGCCGCTGCCGGCGCTCGACGACATCACCAAGGAGTTGCATCATGGGAATCTCTAGTGACGTGAAATACCGCAGCCCTTGGAATGATCCGCTGGTAAAAGCGCGAGTCCACGATGGCGAACAACCCACCGATATCTGGTTGATCCGATGCCCGGCGTGTGGCAACCTCAGCTTCTACAACCTCGAGTCGCACTTCATCTGCAGCGTCGAGGGTTGCGAGCATTCCATGGGCGACAATGAACTTGATCAGCTGATCGACGCCGGCGACGCGATGACCCTGGCCGACTTCACCGACCAGGTTGCCTACGAGGACCTCATGTGNNTGCAGAAGACGTGAAAGCGGGGAAGGCATGACGACACAACTTGCCGAAGGTGAGAATGCCGGCGCCGCAATGACATCCGACACGCTGATGCGGCGGTTGTTCACGACGTTAACGACGCATCGATCATCGCGTGGCCATGCCCTTTGGGTGGTCATCGGCCGGTTGCTCAATGTCAGCATGGTGCCAGCCCGGCAGATCTGCCGGCAGTTCGGCCACGAACCGGATGTGCGCGTGAAGGCTTTGTTTAAGTGAGGTGGCCAATGGTTGTCGTTGACACCGAAACGCAACTGGAACAGGCCGTGGAGCAAATGGTTAATGCGTTCATTAGAGACGCGGACCAGTTCAAGGACCTGGCGCCCACGTTTTGGATGTCTTTGGGCCGTTTGATGGCCGCCGTGCATGCGCGCGAGGGCACGGAGTTAGTGCGTGTAATCGGCGAAGTCCATCGTTCGCTCGGCGCCCCGGGTGACTTCGGTTACGGAACCGTGCACGGCGACGCGCTCCGAAAGGTTTACGATGTGACCATCAAGCTGCAGCGGGAATGGATGAAGCCCTAGACCAGGCGGATCGTGGCGATCGGCATGGCGGATTCTTTGCTGTGTGATGGCGAGGTTCGCAAAGTCGCAATCAGCGAAATCGGTGCATTATGAAACGTCGTCTATGGCAATGGATTCATAACTGTCTCGTCCATCCCATCGAAGGCATGTGCCAACTGGTGATGGGACGATCGCCCGCGTGGGTGAATCGTTGGCACGAAGCGACGGCGTGCCGGGCCTTCGCCACCGGCACGGAAGCCGCCGTCGATGACGTTGTTCGCCAGATTACGCCGCGGCCGCACATCGAGTTCGTCGTGCAATTCCAAGGGACGAAAGTCGGCAAGCTGTTTACGCTCGGTAGTTCCGCGTTGCATTGTTGGGGCAGGACCGATGATGGCCGAACGATTGACTTGTACATTCAGCCGTTCGAACGCGAGGTCGATGTCAGCCGATTCGTGATCCAGTTGGAACCGCGGCGCACGGTTGCCACAGTTGCGAGGACCGGATGACTCACAATATGCCGCATCCGTATGCGGGGCTGCACGCGGTCGTCACCACAGATCCGGCACCATTCGCCGGCGAGCGCGTCTACGTGATCGATTGGTGGGACCGATTGCACCGCCACTCGTGGATGACGTGTGCGAAAAACCCGGCCGTGGTCATGTATGCCTTGCGTTCCCAGTTCAAGCTGTTCCCCCTCGACGATGTCGTCCAAGTCATCGCTCGAGGCTCGACATTTTTGTTTCACGCTTCGGAATTGCAGGTGGAGGAAAAGTAACCCGGGACCACCGCGATTGCGGTGGTGATCCTCTTGAAAGGACAAACCCATGTCTGCGAAAATGAAAACTCGCCTGTCGCCTTCTCGTAATGGGCACGGAATGCCGCCGTCTGCCACGCATGAACGGGCCGACCTGAGATCCAAGTTGATCCCGATCGACGCCATAGCGCCGAGCCCATTCAATCACCGCAAACACTTTGACCCCGACAAACTCGCTCAGCTCGCCGACTCAATGAAGAAACTCGGCCAGTTGCAAGCGGTGGTCGTCCGCCCGCATCCCAAACCGAAGGGAGCGATCGCTTATGAGTTGGTGGTCGGCGAACGCCGGTACCGGGCCGCCAAAAAGGCCGGCCTGAAACAGATCGAGGCCAAGATCCAACAACTGACCGAGTTGGAAGTGATCACCATTCAGGTTGTCGAAAACGACCAACGCGAGGACGTGCTGCCGTTGGAGCGGGCCGGCGGCTATCAGGACATGATCGATCGCGGCGTGTCGATCGAGGAAGTTGCCAAGAAGATTGATAAGTCGGTTTCCACGGTGCGAACCTATTTGCGGCTGTTGCGGTTGCCGAAAGTGCTGGCCGCGGCGTTAGAGGCAGGCCGCGTGCCCCGGGCGACTTGCGAGTTGGTCGCCCGGATCCCTAATCCCGAGCTGAGGGAACGGGCCGCGCAGTGCGTGCTCGCCAACGTCCAAAATCCGAAATGGCTCAAAAGCGGTCGACCAGACAAAGGCAGCGAACCGCTCAGCTATCGCGACACCAAAGAGCTCATCGAACAACACTTCATGATTAGCTTAAAGGTCGTGCCGTTCGATGTGGAGTCGATGACGCTGTTGCCCAAGGCCGGCTCGTGCAAGGCGTGTCCAAAGCTCACCGGCAATGATCCCGAGCCGCGGCAGGGCGTGCCCGGCAATGTCTGCACGGATCCGATGTGTTTTCGGGACAAGCTCGAGGCGCAACGCGCCCGCACCGAGGCCGACGCACGCAAGCAGGGAATGCAGATCGTCCCGCACGGGGAGCGATCGCGGGTGTTTCAAACCTGGGGAGGAGTGTCCGCGGACTACGTTGATCTGGCGGACGCTTGTTACTTGGGCAAGGCCAACGGCAAGCCATATCGCGATCTGTTTAAGACCGTGCTCGATAAGAAGGACATTCTTCTCGTGCATGATGAACTCTCGATGCCGCATTGGGTCGTGCGGCGATCAATTGCCGACAAGTGCTTGAAGGAATTGGGCCACTTGAAGGACGAGCCGAAACCCGCCGCATCGTCGTCCGCCTCGAGAGGTCCGGGCCACGCGGCCGAGCGCCGGGCCTTTTTTGAACTGGCTCGAGCCGTGGGCGATCGCGTCGCCGCCAACACCAACTATCAGCACCTCGACGCCAAGAAGTGGGACAGCAACAAGTTTTTCGCGAAGTCGATTAGGGCATTATGCGACCAGGGCCTCGACGCGATCTCTTTTGAAAAGGACTGCCTGTTCGCGGTGGCACGGCAACGCATCGAAGTGCCGCCGCCGGGCCCAGGTTTTGACGAGTCTGCCGTCATTGATGGCCTCGCCAAATGGCTCGATCATGCCCAGCCCGCGCAAATGCTTGGTTTCTTTTTTGAATGTTATGTGATTGATCGAGGGAACCTCGTCGGTGACGATGGCTTGCGGCATGATGACTGGGCTGACTGCATCGATCAAACATGGGATGAATTTGTCGACGAGGCCGTGGCGGTGCTTCGTAAAAAGACACCAGCGGCCCATTGATTAACGAGGAAGGATCCCATGTCAACCGATCGATTGTGGACGGTGTTGGCCCCGAGCGGCCCCGATGTCCAAGAAGACCATCGCCTGCGCGTGATGCTGCGCGAGGCAGGTTTAGAAGTGACCGACGAGTTTACCTGCCGCGCGAACGCCGGCGTGCTGGTGCCGGCGGCCGGCAAGATGGCGTGGCTTTATGCCGGGCTTTTACTCGGCCGCGGCGGCGAGCTGGTGGTCCTCGGCCGCGATGGCCGCGCACGCAAGATCGAGGACCTGGGCGGGAAGACCTGTTTGGGGCTCGATGACTTTTTGCTCCGCTGTCGGGACGGCATGGTGTGATGGCCGCGGCACATCTTTCAATTGGGTCCGGCCTATCGCTGCCCGCGGATGCGGTCACGCAAACGTTTGCCATCCTCGCTAAACGCGGGGTCGGGAAAAGTTACACTGCCTCGGTGATGGCCGAGGAAATGCTCAAGGCCGGCCAGGCGATCGTTGCGCTGGATCCAACGGGTGCCTGGTGGGGGCTGCGATCCGGTTTCCCGTTCGTGATCTTTGGCGGCGAACATGCCGACGTGCCTTTGGAAGAGTCCGCCGGCGAAGTGGTCGCGCGGGCAATTGTTGAGAATCGCTTCTCTGCGGTGATCGATCTCAGTTTGTTTCGCAAGGGCCAGATGATCCGTTTCATGGTGGCATTCGCGGAAACTCTCTATCGACTGAATCGGGAACCGCTGCACTTGTTTGTCGACGAGGCCGACGCCGTCGCTCCGCAAGCGCGCAACTATGGTGGCGACGAAAACCGCATGCTCGGCGCCATGGAGGATATTGTTCGCCGCGGCCGTAAGCGGGGCATCGGTTGCACTTTGATCACGCAGCGTCCGGCCGTGCTGAATAAAAACGTGCTCACTCAATGCGAGATCCTTGTCGCGTTGCGGATGGTTCACCCCAAAGACATCGACGCCATTCGCGAATGGGTCAATGTTCATGCCGATCCGGCCACCGCGAAAACGATGATCGAGGACCTGCCGGCGTTGCCGATCGGGACCGCGTGGTTTTGGTCCCCGGGTTGGCTCGGCAAATTGCAACGGGTCTCCGTTCGCCGGCGGGAGACTTTCGATAGCGGCGCCACGCCGAAACCAGGCGAGGCCGTTCGCAAGCCGACGTCGATGGCCAGGATCGACCTCGATGCCCTCGGTGATCAGATCAAGGCGACGGTCGAGAAGGCCAAGGCCGATGACCCCAAAGAGTTAAAGCGGCGAATCGCGGTGTTGGAAAGTGCAATCAAATCCCGTCATGCCGAAACGAAAGTGCAAATCAAAGAAACGATTCGCGAAATTCCTGTTCTCAAGAATGGCCAACTCGAGCGCACGGAGAAGATCATCGAACGGGCCGAGGCAGTGACTAAGATCATGGTGGAACAAATCACGAAGTTACGTGATTCCGTGTTTTTGGCCACCACGCCGCCGGTCGCCGATCGAAAAGCGGACATGTTCATCACCAAGTCAGTTCACTTATGCCGGCCGCCGATCGGTGGATCTAGCGGTCATCCTCGGCCGCGGCCGCAAGCGACGACGCCGACCGAGGGACTCAACCGCAAGCAACAACAGATCCTCGACGCGTTGGCCTGGTGGGAGAGCGTCGGCGTCAATGCACCCACCAATGCGCAGCTCGGGGCGATTGCATTGATCGACACGAGCGGTGGCTACTTCAGCAACGTCGCAGGTCCAATGTCGTCGTTGGGTTTGATCGAACGCGGCATGGGCACGACCAGGCTCACTGATGCCGGGCGTGCGCAAGCCAATCCCATCACCCATACAACGACAATGGCGGCCTATCACGACATGATGCGGGAACGTGTTCGCCGGCATCGATCGAGCAATGGTAAGACGATCGCTATTCTCGATGCGGTGATTGAAGCGAATGGTGCCGATCTGACCAATGAGCAAATTGGCGCGGCCGCCGGCCTTGATACGACCGGTGGCTACTTCAGCAACTCGATTGGCCCGTTGTCGACGATTGGGTTGATTGAACGCCGAGCCGGCGTCGTGCGGCCGACCGAGTTGTTGTTTCCACCGGGGCTGTGATGTTGATGAACGCGACCCGCGGCCAATTGGTCCGCGTGCATTACCGCGCGGCCGTGGCTGACGGCATGCCTTTGCATGGCCAGGTCGGGCGCATCGTCGCTGGTGGCCGAGGCCGGCCGCGCAATCATTGTGTGGAAATCAATGGGCGGTTGCACATCGTGCCGGCCGGCAATCTCATGGTCGAACGTGAGCAAAAAACCAACGCCACGCCGGCACCCACCCTTGCCGCCACGGCAAGGAGTCACTAGCGCTTTTTGCCGAAGCGCAGGATCCTGCGCTTCGGCACTCGCTGCGATTGAGACTTGTTTTCTTGGGGTTTTGCCACTTTGCGGATCTGGGCCGACGGCTCGGTCTCGGATCGGGCGGTCAAGATTTGGGGCAGATTGGCGGCCATGCCGTGGAGCATGTCGTCATTCCACTTGGCCCGGGGCCCGTAATACACGCATTGCAACTCGTGGCCTTTGATCGATTCGCCGGCGGCAATCGTCGCCGCCGTGATGGACGCTTTGAGCTGTTCGTAGTCGGCGAGCGGGCCGACGAGATCTTGTGATTCCGCGGCGTCGACCGCGGCGAGTTTGGGTTTGACTGTCTTCAACAACTTGTCGCGCTTCGCTTGATGAAACGCGCGGCGCTGTTCGATTTCCCGGCCAAGGTCGGCCAGGCGGTCGAGGTCACGGGCGATGGACGCGGCAGTTGACATGGGGGCGACTCGCAAGCATGGAGGTCATCGACGCTGATAGTACAGCGCACGGTTCGGAGATCAGGTCGGTGTTGTGGACGACGGTTAAGCGATGCAGATTCGTAATCACCACCGCGTCGTGATCGGCGGTTTTGCCGGCGAAGGCCTGGCGGACGCGATAACCAAAGGCGGAATCGCGCGGCGAATATATCACCGATTCATCAAACAACCGATCAAACCAGTCGAGCACGACGCACGGCCCACTAATCGGGTCGTAACCAGGTGACGAGCGCACTCGGCACGCCATGCCCGCCATCGGGTGATGGCGGGCATGCGGCAAGGTCAAATGGGTCGGCCGATGGAACATTCAACTCAATCCAAACAGGTTGGCTTTCCGGTTGCGGAGCTCACTGATTCGCCGCTCGATCTTCTGATCGGTGCCATATACCCTCGGATACAGGAGCTTCATGAGCTCCGCGTACTCGTGACAGTTCAGATCGAGCACGCCGGTGCCCCAAGCGAACTCGAGCACGCGTTGCGATTTCTCAATGAGAGACTTGGGGTCGATGGCCGGCCGCGCGGCCGCGTCGGCGGGGGGGGTGTTGTCCTGGCCCATTGACGAGTGAACCTGGTGGTGAGCCGCGGCGTTAGGCAACGCCGCCGGCGGAAACCAACTCCGTTGCGAGGTCTTCCACCAAGCTCTTTTCGAGCGCCTCGGCCTGACGTGAAAGCTCCGCGACTTCGTTGGGCAAGTCGCGAAACTTCTGGAGTTGTTCGACGATCCCTTGCAGGATCTCGTCGCCGCTATTCTGTTTGGCGGCGATGTGTTGTTTCAGCTCCGCCAGGTGGCGGGCCTTGTCGATCGTCTCAGGTTTGAACATCGCGGGCAACATTACTTGGCGCTCGTGGGCTTAGTGAGCAAGTTGGACAATGCCGCGGCCGCCGGGTCGGCTCGGATCGGCGGTGGGCCGTGCACGACTTCTTGGAGTCGCTCGACGGCGGTGGGTTCCTTCGGCTTGTCGGCTTCGAGGCCGGTGTTGACGATGGACCGGCAAATGTCCGGCCAGTACTTCCACCCGCACGCGAATAGGACCACCGCGAACACCAATAGCCACATCACCATGATGACCTCACCGTCGCCGCGGGGCAACGACAATTAAGAGTAACACGACGAGCAAAAGCGCCAGAACCGGCGCTGCCTTCTCGACGTCGAAATCCCAAGGGGTCGCGCGGCGGGCCAGCTCCGGCTTGTAATTCGGATCGGCCTTGCGAATCCCCTCGACCAAAAACTCCGCGAGCGCTTCGGCGCCCGGATAACTGGTGAGCCGGCCATAATCCGGAGCTTTGCCGCCGGCGGATTCATAGCCGAGCAATTGAATCGTCGGGCTGCCGTCACCAATGAAACCGACATTGAGCGGCCATTCGCCGGCGGCGTAATTCTTGACCACCACGCGATTACGTACCGCGGCGAGGGCGGGGTGTTTGGCCATGTCGTTGACCACGGCGGCACGCTGGGCGTCCGTGCCGCCATGGATGACCAACCATAATTGCTCGCGGGTGTCTGGCAATCCGGATTGCAGATTGCCGAGTACTTCACCTTGGGAGGCGGCGCGGCCGCCAATCTGGTAGGCCGGGCCTTTCAATCGTGAATCGACCACGCCGAAGAGCTTGTCGTGCCGCACCGGTTGCCGCGGCCAGTACTCGGCCGGGATTTGCACCGGTGGAAGTTGATCGTCAATGAACCCCGTGGCGCTCAGCGCGAAGTACTTGTCGGTGCTAATGCGATAGGCGCCAACTTGTTGGCCGTTTCTTCGCAGCGCGATCAAGTCACGATCGCCGTCGGCGAATCGCACCCATTCGTAACGATCGCCGGCGTTGCCGGCAGCGGTCGCCGGCGGAGTGGGCGCCGGCGCGACGATGGCCGGCGGGGGGGGTGGGCAGTTGGGACAGTACATGGGCGGCGCTCCAAAGCTCGGACTATTGGTGGGAATCGGCGGCGGACCGGGGGCCCGCAGCGCGAACATCCAACCACCGCCCAATTCGCGCCAGCGCTCCAAGAGATCAGGGCACCGCATCCACAACAGCTTCCCAGGATAATTGTTGTCGAGGATGGCCGCAAAGTTGGTGGTCGAATCGAAATAGACGCACGCCACCATATGTGCGACCCGTTGCCGATAAAACACGCCATCGCGGCCTGAATAAGTGATGCCGATCATGCGTCTGCTCTTCACCGCGGCCTCGAGCACTTGGGCATCGCCATTGGTCACCTGAATGTATTCCGGCTCGGGCATGCGCCGCTCGGCGGCGATCGCCGTGATCATCGCGGTCACTTTTTCCGGATAACCACCGCCGGGTTTGGTGCGCATCCAATCGCGAAAACCCACGAGCACACGTTCCCCGCACCAATCGGCCACCATGTCGATCGTTGTAAACACGCACAGCCCGGCCCCATCGGAGCCGGGCGCGTTTTGCAAGTGGCGGTCGACGGGCAGATCACATGCGACTTCGACCCCTTCATACTCAGGGCCGGCGACGACGAATTGCGCTTTCGCCTCGCGGCCGAGGTGCAAAAACGAATCACCAATGAGAAGGCCGGACCGTGGGCCCCACGCCTGGCGGGGTCGCCGCGGACTTGGGCAGGGTCCGGGCCCAGGGCACGGTGACGGGTCGGGTCGCCACGGTCCGGGACGGGAGGGCTCGGGATAAGGAATGGGAATCGGAATTGGTTGCGGATCGAACGACGGCCACTGAATAAACGAATCGACCACGCTTTTGAACTTCAGTGCGGCCAGTGCCAACACCAGGATCGTCAACACCAAGAATAACGGGAAGCGCTTCACGCCATCACCCATAGATCGCCATGGCAATCATCGCTAGGACCAACACCAAGAACGGTCCGGCCAAGTGAACGATCAGAAGCAATACTAACGCTGAGGCCAGGCAGCCAACAAAACGCGGCGCGCTCATGCATCAAGTCTCAACTGGAATTGGTTGGTGCTGACGGCCCGATGCGGGCGAGATCAAACCACGCGCACCCGAGCACGAGATTGGCGACGACAAAAAAGGCGAACGGGCTCGCCCACGACACAAGAGCGCCGATCAACACGATCGCCACGAAGACGAACGTGCGAATGCTCACGCTGGCGCCGCGGGCCAGCAGCGCTGCGAAGAATGCCTTCATCAACGTCTCCGTCAAGGACTAGTGGGCAGATCGCCGGTGGGCCGGCGAATGGGTAAGAGTGGTTTGCATGGGCAATTCTTGCCGCAGGGGCACGCGTTTTTCTCGGCGGCTTCGAGCTTGAAATGTAAGTAACCGGCGTAAACGCCGCCGACGGCGAGCGCTGCCGTCAATAGCACGATGACGATCATGGTCCATAAATCTTGCAGCGCTTTCATGAGACGGCTCCCGTTGGGCATTCACAAGGTAGACGAGTCTGTGCGCCGCCCCAAATCATGAGCGTCTGCAACTCACTGCGGCACAACCGGCTCGCCGTTTTTACAAAGCTGGCCATTGCTCACCGCATACACGTCGTTCGTTTCGCCGCCGCTGTGAGTGACAATTAAGTCGCGGCCGTGCTTGTCTTGCCACGCTTGGAAGTTGGCCCACTTGCCGGTCAGTGTGACCGTGCCGTCGGGATTGAGTGTGACTGTGAATTGCATGGTCGTTTCCTCCTTTTGGGTTACGCTTCGTATTCGCCCGAAATAATGATGACGCCAGGGGCACCTGTGCCACCTGCGCCGCCATCGCCTGCGCCGCCGCCGCCGCCGCCGAAGCCAACGGCATTGGCTCCGGTTAGTCCAGAGTCGCCGCCGTCGCCACCAGCGTAGCCGCCGGTCGGTGCTGCGCCGCCCGCTGCACCGCTATTGCCTACTGCTGTTGCGCCGTCGTTGCCGTTGGCGGAACTCCCGCCCGATGAACCGCCGCCGCCACCGCCTGAGTTGCCGCCGTTGTTGCCGCCGTTGCCGCCGATGTGCAACACTGATCCAGTCAATGCGTAGCCGTACATTCCGTTTGTTTCACCATGCCCCCCGCCGCCAGCCATGACTATCGGCGTCGTTCCGTCTGTTTGGTACAAGATGGTGTAATCAATCATCGAAATCAATAATTCGTCGCCGCTGTTGACCGAATACCCTAATTCAGCAGCGTACCCCCCCCCGCCACCGCCTGTGCCAGTTACCGCACCGTCGCCGCCTCTACCAATGGCAACAATGTCAATTGAATTACATCCTGACGGAACCACATATTCATTTAACCCATTGATTGTCCCCGCCTTTGTGCCGCTAATCGTGTATGCCGACCCGTTGTAAGTGATCGAGTCCGTGAAGGGGGTGAGGGCGGGGGGGGAGGATCCCGGAACTTTCCGGAGCATTGTCCAGATTGACAGTGCGAGCCCGCGCATTTATGCGAACGCCGTGATGCCGACCGCCGTGGTGTTGGCGGCTTTGACTTGTTTGAACAGCCCGACGATCGTTTCGCCGATTTGAACGTTGGGTATCACCGTGGTCACGCCATCGAGCGACACCACTTCGAGGTTGCCTGCGGTCGTGCCAACGCGAATGGCGCGCGCCAAACGGGTCAATTCGTCGGTGTCGCTCGGCGTCACGGCCCAGCAATGGCGGCCGGGCCCAACGAGGCCGGGATCGGGCAGTGGCGATGGGATTTCGGCAACGACAGGCATAGGTGCACCTCGATCGCTTCAACTTAATGGTGCCGGCCCCTGACACCAAATCAATGCCACGCCTCGCCATAGCGCGGCAATTCCGCGTGATCGACGCGCACGTTAGTCAAGCAAACAACTTTCGAATTCGCGCGGCGCACCGCCTCACAAATGGGCCAATGGTCGGTCCATGGCGTATCCGCGTGGCGGGCACCGAGTTTGTACGGCCAGGCCGGCATCAAATACATGCTGCCGACGCCGGCGAGCTCGAGTCGACCGTCCTGAATCCGATCAGGGAATCTCCAATATGGTGCTTCCGGCGTGAAGGTCACCAGATCGCCGGCGTCGTCTTGTTCAACGAAGGCGGCCCAATCGTAAAACTTGTTGTCATCTTCAATCATTACCGCCGGCGCCGTGATGCCGTCGGGGTTGGCGGTGTGCAAGGTCGTGAGAATGTCGGCCGGGTAGCGCACGATGTCGGCATCGATCCACAACACATACTCATGCCGTTTCAGTAAATGCCGCTCGATGACCTGGTTGCGGGCCCGGCCAACCTTGGCCCAGATCCGCTCGCCCGGATCGTTGGTGAATGGTTCATTGAATTCAACGACGTCGATCGCGAAGCGCGGATTGCAACGAATGAGCTCGGCCAGGTTTTCACGCATGCGGCGCAACAACCAAGGATTGAGATCGGGTTTGAAGATCAGCGGCATCAAGACCGCGACCGGCTGACCGCCCGCGGCGGCGATCGGCGGCGGTGGTGGTGGTGATGGCGGGTTCAACTTGGCCGCGTAAGCGGCGACCAATTCATGCACTTTCCACTCGTGCGCGAACTCCGGCGACTTGTGTCCAAGCCGATCGCAGCGAACCATTTTGCCGTGGTGGTTGCGCTGCGGCGTTCCATACGAATGGTTTGCGAGGCGCGGCTTATCGCGGCATCGATGGATAAACATGGTTTCGCCGTTGAGTCCATGTTGCATGAACGCCACATGCAGCCACCGGGTCGGCGGCGCGTTGGCGTAGGGTTTGTGGGTCTTGTGCCCCCCCCACTCATCGGCGGCATGGAAGCCAATGGCGAAAGTGTCCTTGTCGCCCAGGAGGCCCGCGGGCCCCGACGGCAAATAACAGAAGTCATGATGATCATTGAGCCAGCTCACGATGGCGAGCGAATGCCAGTGTTTCCGTTTATCGATCAACACCTGGCCCGATTCGATACCGGGCGTGCGCCGATCGGCGAGCCCGAAGATCTCCCATTGCGCGGCCTCGAGTGGAGCGCCGTGTTTATGGCGTGACAAATCCGGCCACAACACCGCACCATGCTCGCGATACTTAGAGTGTTCAAAAAGCGGCCGCGGATCCAACACCGGGTAGCAGTCAGCATCGAGCCCAAGGACTTCCGCGAACGAGGACAATAAGTAAGCCACCGGTTTTAGCGGCCAACCATTGAGGGCCGATCGGCGCGTGATGCCCAGGCGGCGAAGCTCCGCGGCGGCATCATGAAAAGTCACGCCAAGCCCATCCAATACGCGCAAGTAATCCGGATCAAACTCGCCGTCGAGATCGCCGTTGTACCAAACCTCAATCGGATATTCGCACCCTAGCCAACGAGCCATTCGTGTGGACACAAAAACACCACACAAGAATCGCCAGCCGCCGGCGGCAAACACGATGCCGCGGCCGCGTTTGTCGGCCGGCATGGCGGTGCGTCGCTCGGCGACGGCACGCAAGCCCGTTTGCATGGCCGCCGGCGTTGGCACCACGTCGGCCGGCAACGTGTTTCGGAGCGCGAAGTAATGGTCGGGCTCAATGGCATCGGGCATGGCTGGCAGTGTCAGCCGTCGTTCATTGCACTCGTCGCACACGTGGATGCCGGGCTTGAGTTTGTAGCCACGCCAGGGCACACAGAGTTGGTGAATCGCACATTCATAAACATGGCAACCGCACGGTGCGTGCTCGATCGCGTCGTCGCTGCGGTACACGCATGGCAATTCAACGCGGTCCGGTGCGTCAGGGATCGCTGCGGCGACTCCTGTCCGCCGGGCATCATTGGGCCGCTGTGCAAACGGCACGCCCGCCAGCGCGTAGCGATACGGTTTGTCCGTTTGGCAATGCCGGTGCATCGTCGCCGACATGGTGCGATGGGCATGAGGGCACTGACCTGCGGCCGCGCATTCGCATTGTTCGGGAAACATCACACACCATCCGCCAAACACGGAGTAATCGTGATCGTCGCTGGCCAATCCTCGGAGACGCCGGAATCATGTTCCTCGCCAATCAGGTCCATCGTGTTGGGTCCGGTACAAGCAAAGGCGTCTTTATCAATGAAGTACACGGCAGTTGACGTCGCTCCATTAAACGACGTCACCGCCCGGACGTAGAACCCGCAACTCGGCGCGACAATCGACGTGCCGCCAATGACGCCACCGGCCGTGGTCGGACGCATGATGACTTCGGCTGATCGCGTCCCAAACGTGGGGCCGCTGTTACACCATTCGTCCGGGTCTTCGCTATGCGCCGTGGCTTCGTCGCTTGATTGCCAGCCCCAACCACACTCAGCGAGACTTGGGTCAAGCTGGAATGAATATCCAAACAGTCGAGCGCACGCCGTGTCCCCCGGTGGGGTGCCGTCGATTTGCAAGCACCAATAAGCGGACACAATGTTGCCGGGCGCACACGGTGAGCCATCGCAATCCAGAAACGCCGTGTCAAGGCATTCAAATTCGATCGGGTCAACGTCATAGCCGCCGCCGCTTCCACTCCCCGACCCGCTGCCGCCGCACCCGCAACATGTCGCCAGCGTCAGCGTCGATGAGCCGTTGGCACCGACTTGAAATGAGCCGGGAACGCATGATGGCGCGCAACTTCCCGCGCCGTTGAACTCCACGCCCGGCTCATCGAATGCAAGACCGACTTCATTGAAAGTCGCCATCGGTTACACCGTCGGCGGCGCGCTGACGTAGGGATGCCCGCCAGGGAGATTCCCTTCAAGCCCCCACTTCCACGCCAAATACCCTTCCAGCTTTTGACGATCCGTGTCGGACACGGTGTCGGAAACTAAAACGATTTCCGCCAAGTCGCCGGTCCACGATTGACCGCCCGTGCTATTCGCTAACAAGTGAAAAACACTCGTCGCCGGTTGGTTGTTGGCAATGGTCAAGGTGTTTTCGAGTGTGCCGTCGCGATAGTGACCCGCCGCCGTGTCGCCAGTGCGGTGGAGCGTCTTAATCACCCACGTTGAGCCAGTATCGAGGTTGGATGCGGTCGGCGTCGAAACGGAATCGTAGTAAATGTACGCCGGTCCCGATGTAGTGGAATACCAAATCCAATGCGTGGCGACGCTGTTGTAGGTGCCGAGAACGTGACCATAGCCGGACCCGGTCGGTTTCAAGACGGCGACCAAACAGCCACGCTTGTTTTCCCAGTGCGCGGCGGATGAACCACTGGTCATCAACTTGCCACCAGATGACCGCATGACCGGTTTACCGTCGAGAATGTTCGTCTTGTAGACCGGCCGTGAACCGCCCGACCCGGTGAAGTCGTTGCTGCCGATGCTGTTGACCCATGTTGAGATGGGGTCGTTGTCCGCCAAGCCCGTGATAGCGTCGGCTTGCAGCCACACTTTCACCGCGCTGCCCAACTCTGATGGCGTCCACAAAATCACTTCCGTTGTCACCGACCACTCCACGGCGGGCAATCCGTCGATGTACAACTCCGCGACATGCTCTGTTTCCGATGATGCCGACGATTGCATTTTCAACTGAATCGTGTCGCTGTTGCGGGCCAGCCCGAAATCCAACCAATCGCCGCCATTGATCGACAACGTCGGCGTGCCGTCGCCGCGCACCACCATGGCATGAACCCGATTGGTGCCGCCCGTCAGTGTCACCGTCTCGGATGAAATTTCATCGTCAATCGCCACTTCTGTTTGTGCTTTGAATGATGGCGCGGTCGGCAACAACGTCCGCGCGTCCAGTTGGCGGCACGCATCATTTAAGTTGACATGATGGGTGTAGTGCGACACCTTTGCGCCGTCGCTGCCGTCGAGTTGGTCGGAACCAGACGCCGGGTCGGTCAGAGTTGGAAACGGCATCAGCTACCACTCCCTTCGCCGCAGTTGTCACCACACACACTGACTCGTAACGGCACCGGCGACGTCACGGTGACGCATTGATATTCCGGATTGCCAAGCGAATCGCACCCGACGGGCAGCCGCAAAGTGTGCGAGTTGCCGGTGGTCGAGGTGCAGTCGCCGCCCGACCCGATCGCGGAACCGGAGCCGTCGTCGTCGAATCGCGGATAGCTCAAGCCCTGACCGTGGATAAAGAGATCGCGCGTATCACCTTCGACTTGTTTGCGGCCCGATTCGCGGGCGACATAGATTTGTTGCACTTCGAGATCAAAGTCGTTGCGATCGAGGACCCACACGTTGGCGAGAATAATTGGCTCGTCCGTGAACGCGTCCCACACTTCGACGACGGCGGGCCAATAGCGCAAGCCGTCATCGGAGCCCGATCCTGAACCGGATCCACTGCCGTCGCCGATCGCTGGGCCGGTGATGCGCACATGTTGCCAGTTGGGCACCTCGCCGCCGGCCACGTGGGCGCGGTCCGGCGGCCGGCCCTCAAACCATTTGATCATGCGCCGAAGGCGATCGAAGTCTTGTTGCGTCAGCCCAACGACTTCCGCCATTACGGCTCCATCGGCAGTTCTTCAAGGACAAGATCGCACAGCAAGTCCGTGCCGAGTGTACCGCCGGTCGAACTGGTGATGACGACGGAAACAATGTCCTCGGCCGCGTACTCGTCCTCATCCAGCGTTGCGATTTGACGCGACAGCGGCGTCGTGGCATCGGTGAATTCGAGCGGCGCCGTCAACACGGATACGCCATTGACTTCCAGGTCGACCTTGTACGACTTGCCGGACGCGGGCGCGGTCCGGCAACAGGCGCTGAATTGGATGATCGTGCCCTGGGCAAACGCCAGGTGGACGGTCGCCTCTTCGACAGCCGGTACGGCACGCTGCAATACGACCCGATGTTGATGGATCACCTTGCTCGCGTCGATGCCGGCTTGTTCGGCGATGTTGTTGTTGGCCACAACCTTGGAGGGTAGCGTCACGGCGCTCGCGCTCAGGTTGCCGGCGATGTGGACGTTGCCTTGAATGACGCTCGGTGCGGTCATGGGCGAGGCCTCTTAGAACCAGGCGGGGTCGGGGAGTTTTAAGTCACCAAAGATAATGGACTTGCGGCGGCGGAAGCGGTTGATTTTGGCGGTGGCCCCGGTGGCCAGTTGCCCGGTGTCGAGATTAAAATTTTCATGCACGCCGCCGTTGAGGCCATTGAGAAAGACTTCATCGCCGCCCAGGCCCGTGGCGTCCTTGTAGCGCACGACACGAGCGGAACCGGATCCTGGGTTTTCGACATACTTGGGCCCCTTGTCGATCAGCGACAAGTACCAAGGCCACGAGTTGTCCGGATCCTCATCGTCCTCGAAGGTAAACTCGTACGTGACAATTGCGTAATCGATGCCGTCGCTGAAGGCGGTTTGGTGACGGATGTCCTCGCACAGCACATAGCCCGGGCGCGTGCGCTGGAAGGTGTCGGCGTTCACGCGGCCAATGTAAATGCGACTGGAAAACGGCAGGAACTGCAACTCGTTGCGCACGAGTGTCATGGTCCGCAACGGCACCTCTTCGGTCTGCACGTCGTAAGGCGTGCCGGCCGTGGTCGCGATGACCTTGCCATCCACGTCTTTGAGAATCGGCCGCAGGATCTTCTTGGTGCCCCACGTCACTTGCGGCCGCTGAAAAATCGGATGCGTGAGTTGGGGCGACTCGCCGGATCCGCCGCCTCCCCCGCCACCGCCCGGACCACCGTCGGCACCCTGTTGCGCGGCCGGGTTGCCCGACCGTGAACGGTAGGTCGCCGTCACGAGCCAAAATGTGGGCAGGTCTTTCTCGGGGTTGGTGGCGTCAATGTCCACGACCAACGCGCCGTAGTCGGCCCAACTATTGGAAATGTACGGCTCGCCCCAACGGGGGATTCGTTTAGTCGGGCTGAGATAGGCCAGCATCACTTGGAGCTGCTCGGCGCCGGCGTCGGACGTGAGCACCTTCCACGTGCGCTTGTATTCGCGCGTGACGTTGTCGAGGCTGATCTTGCCGGATCGCGCCTCGACCATTTCCTCGACTTCGAGAATTGTGCTCATTGGGCGGTTACTGGATCAAGCCGGCCACCAGGCCGGGGCGGTTGCGGAGCAGGTTTAACAGCTCGTCGATCTTCTTGGTCGTGTCGTCGCCTTTCTTCTCGATCGCGGTCTTGAGGTCGTTCAGCCGCTCTTCCATCGTGCGTGGGCCGTCGACATTTTGCGCGGAGAGGATGGCGTTGACCCCTTCCACCGAATCGGCGGACGCGGCCCCGGCCAATGCGCGACCGCGGCCGCCAAGTCCGAGCGTTCGCTCGAGGCCCTCGATCGTGTTCAAGGCTCCCTCGCCGAATTGCCGCTCGTTGATCAAGCCGGCGTTGAGCCAATTAGTCATGTCGCGCACGTCGCCGCGGGCGCGGCCCGCTCGACCGCCAAGGCCTTCGGTGAAGGCCCGCGCTTGCGCCGCCTGGAATTCGCGATCGCGAAGTCGATTGGCTTCAGCGATTTTGTCGGCCTCGATCTTCGAGTTTTGCGCGACCAATTGCCGGGCCCGATCAAGCTCCTTAACGAACTCCGGGTTTGGCGTGATGCCTTTCTCTTTCAGTTGTTGCTCAATGTGGAACAGGTTGGCCTGATCGCCGGTCATGCCGGACGTCGCAATGCGATCGGACAGCGACTTGTTGAAACCCTTGAGATCATTAAAAGCGTTGTCGGCGGCTTTGAGATTGCGCAGGAACGGCGATTCCATCGGATCTTGTTTGCGGGCCGCGGATTGATCGACGCTAACCAAGCTACTCAACCAACCGATCGCCTTTTGGCCGGCAAAGTTGACCGCTTCGAGCGCCGCCGCCGCCGCCAACCCCTTGGGGCCGAGCGTGGCCAGCCCGGCTGATACTGTGGAAACGACCGAATCAATACCTTTGCCAATCTCGAACCCCTTCGTGGGGTCCGCTGATTTGAATTGGCTAAACAACTCACGGCCCATGCCGGTGACAAAAGACCTCACGCCGCCGCCGGCAGTCGCCTCCGGGGTTTGCACGCCCGCCGGCGTTTGCTTCTGCGCCTCGATCGACTTGGTGCCGACGGGCACGGTGATCTCTTTCGAGGCGGCCTTGGCGAACTTCTCGACGTCGGCCACGCCGTCGTTGAGCTTCTTGGAGAGATCTTCCCCGTTGCAAATCAACTTGGTGTTAACGCTTTTGATGTCGGTCGCCATGCGGATGCACCGTGAGGCCTAACATTTCCGCGACGCGGAGACCAACCGAACCTTTGCGATCGGACCGCACCTGACTTGGCGGCTTGCCCTTGACCAAGTACTTGTCGAGCTTGAAGGGGTCGTTGCCGTGCAGCGCCAACAAGATGTTGCCGATCTGGCCGACCCGCAGATCGCCGCGGACATCCCCAAAAGGCGAGACGCAATCAGCGATTTCCCACATCACGAGTTCGCGGGCGGAGATCCGCCGGCGCACTTGCTCGATCGACCAACCGAGGGCGAGGGCCAAACGCACCAGAAACAGGCCGCCGCCCTCAGTTAGTTTTTTTCGATCTCGTCCTCGTCGACTTCGCTCAAGGCGTTCAAATCGCAAATCTTGTCGTACAGTTTTGCGAGCGGCTTCGCGCCTTTCTTTTCCAAGAGCCAATACTTGGCCAGCGCCTCGTCGAGCTTCTTGTCCTTCACTGCTTTTCGCAGCGCCTTGATTCCAGGTGGCGGGAACAACAGGTAGTTGTCGCTGTCGACCATCGAGTGAGCCAACGCTCGGGGCACGACCAGGCGTGCATAGTCATCTTCCTCAAGATGCTCGCGAAGGAGTGCCGACTCCGCGTCGAAGTCGGCGCGTTCGCCGGCATTCCAACTGCGCAACCGAACATTGAGTTTCCAATCACGCACATAAATGTTCATGTAGATGCGCTCGGGCGCATCTTCGATTTGTTGCGCGGTAGCAAAGTCGCCCATGATTGCTCCGATCAGGCCGCGGTAAAGGTGTTGTCGCCGTCGATTTCCAAGGTGACTTGGAACGTGATCTTGTCGTCGTCGGGAACGCGTCGGCCGACCTTGGTGACGAAGGCGCTGAATACGTCGGTCGATCCTTCCGGCATGGTGAACCGAAACGTTTTCGCGGCCCCGGCCTTGAAGAAACCCAAGACCAGGGCATAGACAGTTTTAGTGTAGCCCAACGTGAGCGTTACCGAGCCGGAATCGGCACGCCCCACTTTCTTCCGCGCGATCAGATCGCGTAATGCGGACAAACCAATGACCTTGCGCATGTGCTCGGGGCCATTGGCGTCGTACACTTCTGCGATTTCGCTGTAGGTGCTCGGCGGGGTGGAGACATACTCGAGCTTGGTATTGAGACTGACTTCGACATCGGCGGACATGGGGCGATCTCGACGGGGCGGGATCCGTTTCGCCCACTATCACCGAAGTGCCTCAGGCCTCCAAATCACGGGAGCAACTGCCGGACGTCGGCGACCACATCGATTCGGCGTGAATGCCACCAGGTGTCGTTGACGTCATCTTCCGGCTCTTCGCTGGATCCGGCATGGGTCGCTTTGATCCGTTTGCAAAATGCTCCGCCCACCCAATCGCGACCGACATTGTTGATCGTGTCAACGACCGCGGCGGCCGCGTCCCGGGCAATGTCGGGATCCTGGCTCCACACTTCGATCGTGTAGGCGTACTTCGGCACCCCATCGCTGCGGCCGTTCAAATAATAACGCTTGTCTTCGCTGATGTTGCGGTAGACCAAATAGTCCGTGACGCCGGCGGGCGCGACGCCTTGGAAAAACCGATCCCCCAGAAACCGGGTGATCGCCGGCGTGGCTCTCCACAGGGCCACCAGGCCTTCTTCGAGTTGGTCGATCATGCGCGGGCAGCCTCTTGCAGTGCGGACTCCAAGCCGGCGTTGGCTTGCTCGAGGCAAATGTTGCCGCCAACCCGAGACGCTGGCTCGATGATGGGAATCGCCTTGGTGGTCCGAGTACCGCGATCGATCAAGTGAATGTACTTGACCGGATCGGCGTAGATGGGTTGACCGACCTTGCGCGGTTTTTTCCGCGACATTTCCATGTTGGGTTTGCCGCCGCGGGTGACCACGCCGATCTGTTGCCGGAAGCCATGGCGTGCGCCAACGATCGCGACGTTGATCAATTTCTTGTAGCGCTTGACCTTGAATCCGATTGCTTTCTTGAGCAACCCGCCGCGGTATTTGGTGACGACCTGGTCGCCTTGCTTCTCCTTATAAGTGCGATAGCGGCCTTTGTTCTTGATCAAGAGGGCGCCTTTGCGAATCGATTTCTTTTTGCCCACGAAGATGTCGCGCACCGGCGCCAGCCGCTTGGCTTCCTTGGCCGCGGCCGACCCGCCTTTGTTGGCGGCCGACCGGGTAATCGCGGTGAGGCGTTTGTCAATGATCTGAAGACCGCCGACCGAACCGTCGACATCGACTTGAATGCGAACCTTGATGCCTTTGAGATTGCTCATCCGGCCACTCGACAACTCAATTCCCACCACCGCCGGCGACCGTCCGGATCGCGCACCGCGACGATGTTGCACACGCGATCGGTGCCGTCGAGCAATTTAACACAATCGTCGGGGCCCGGGCGGCGCGGCAAGTCATAACGAATCGTGACCAGAACTGGCACGCTGGCATCGATCGAGGCGTGGCCACTGGATTCACTGCCTTGCCCTTCTTCGATTTTGGCGGGCTCGCCGGCAGCCGGCAGACCGGTCCACGGTTTGTAATCAGATTCGATAAAGCCACTTGGTCGGGGAAGGTGTTTGTGCCGCTCGAGCAACACGACTCGATAACGCAGTTCGCCGGCGTGCGTGACGGCCATGGTTCGACCTCAAAAGCGGCGACCGTAACGGTAGTGGTCGAGAATCTCCGCCACGCCGAGCGGCACTTCGAAGGTGCGGGCATCGGCGCCCAGGCCCACGGCCTCGGGGTGCTCGTGGAAATGACTGACCATCATGATGACCGCGCGGCGGAGATCCGGTGGCACGTCGGCGGGAACAGCGCCGTAGCCAGCCTCGAAAGTGATCGCAACATTTGAACCGCGATCATAGACCTCCGGCCATTCGCCGTCAGCGATCGCGGGAAACACGATCGCCGGCTCGTTGTCGGCATCCAGTTCCCAATCGTCGACCTCGTCCCAATCGCCGTCGCCATCCAAGTACTCGATCGAGTCCACTTCGATTACCGGATTGCGAAACAACACGCACCGGCCTTCGTCGTTGCTGAATCCGTCTTGGGTTTGCCGCCAAATGGCCGAGAGCAACTGTCGCGATAGGTCGCTTTCAACAAACCGAGTGGCCTCGGCGACCAGGTCATCGATCACGGCATCGCTCATCGATGAGGCGAGCCGGGCGCGTTCGCGGGCCTCGGCCGCCGTGAACAGCTTGCCCGTTGCCGGCGTGATCAACTTGAGGCCGAGAGCCATGGGTTATTTCTTGGGCGGCATTTTTAAGGGGCGCCGGACCACCGGGGCAGACGACGGAGTTACTTCGTCTGCGGGGCCGGCGTCCGGCATTTCTTCGACAGTGTTCTTGGTTTCCTCGGGCAGAGCATCGAGACGCACCGCGTGGCCGGCATCAATCAAACCTTGGCCGACGCGATCGTCCACATCGGCAAAGATGTCCCCGCCATTGCCGGAGAGCACGGGCGAGTGATAGTTGCCCACCAATTGCAGTTTCATGGTCAACCCTAACGCATCAGTGTTTATCGATCCACGATCGTGGTTCGGTTACTTTTTTCCGCGGCCAAGGGTTAGCGGTCGGCGGCCTCCGGGCGTTCCCTCGGCCGGGGGTGGTTGTGTGGCCGAGGGATCCGCACCGTTGGCTGCATCGTCGCCCTGGGCGTCGGCGGCGGTGCTGTCGGAAGAAGGGGGCTCCTCGGAGTCACTGTGATCCGCCGGATCAACATCGTGATCAATTGGCGGATCGGGATCGCGAGGAGCCGAGTCGGGGGGGGTTGGTTCGTTCGGTGGCTCGATCAGGCACAAAGGCCGCGCGGCGTCGGCCTTGATCAATTGCTTGGCGACCTTGGTGGGCACGTCGACGATGTCGCCTTCCTTGCCGCAGCCGTCGGCGGAAGCCCAGGTCTTGGTGAGTTTGACGCGCATGATTTTGTCCTTGAGTTAGGTCACCGCTATTCATCGCTCAGCCATAGTTGTCGGTGACCAACTGCGCACCGACCACCGTGCGGCCGAGGCCGGGGAGCTGGGCGCAGGGATAGAAGCCAGTCTTGGCGGAATCGGTGATCTGCAAAATGTAAACGCCGGTGGCGAGCGTTTGCACACGCAGCGCCTTTTTGCTGACGAGCGTGACCAGGTCCACACCGGACGAGGTCTTGGCGACAACGGTTCCCGACGCGGACGTGGCGGTCAGGCCGGCGCCCGTGGCGGCATCGGAAAGCCACACATCAAAGTTGAAAACGCCGGCGATCGCGACGCCGCGAGCATCGAGAATCGTGAAGGTCACTTCGCAAATGTTCGTCGACCCGGCAGCGCCGACGATCGAGATCCGTTGCGGCACGGGTTTATCGGCGTAGTCGAATAGATCGGCGCCGTTGAGCCAATGGTCGCCCGTGAGTTGATCACGGAACGCACGTCCTGGGGACACGCCGGTCGGCTTGGCCATGGCTCATTTTCCTCGGGAATCGTTGCATCTTCATGCCGAAGCGCAGGACTCTGCGCTTCGGCGGGGCGTTATTTCCATCAACTCGTGGCGGCTGCAATTAGGCGGCGAGCGCCTGGGTCAAAGCCTTGAGGTCGCCGACCAGGCCAGTGGGAATCTTGTCGCCGTTGTAACAGATCGCGATCACGGCTTGGACCACGGCGTTGGCCGTGCCCCGGGCCAGCGAGAAGCGCTGATAGCGGCGTTTGCCGTTCTTCACATCGACGCCGAGCACCTTGTTGTCGTAATCGCTCGCGCCGGCAGTTAAGTTGCCGGTGGTCGCGCCGGTGATGTCGGCCATCCCTGACGTCGAGTTGGCCGTGTTGTCCTGAACTTTCAAGTTCAAGACCGACGTGGCGGTGATATCACCGAGGATCGCCAGCCACAGCGTGCGTTGATAGCCGCCGGTGTCGACGACAACGGAGCCATCGATAGTCGTCGTCGCGGCGCCCGCGGCGTTGCCGGCGACGATGATCTTCATGTTGTTGCTGAGTTCGTTGTGCATGATTTAACCGTGGTCGTTTTGAGTGAACAGGGATCCGCCGACGCCGGCGGCGAAGGTTAACCGAGCTTTAAGCGGACGAAGGCCTCCGGCAACACCGGCTGCGCGTCCATCTTGCGGCGATAGATGATCTCGTCTTGATTGGATTTTGCACCAGTTTCGACGAGCACTTGGATCTCCATGCCCATGCCGTCGACGATCCAGTAGTACTTCATGTCGCCCAGCAAACCAACATAGCTGCCAGTGGTCAGAGTGTTGGGGGCGAATTCGCTTTCCCGCACGGGCACGCCGAGATACATGTCGGGGTCGCCAAAGCGCAGCCCCTCTTGCCACAAGTATTCGCCGTCGGCGGTCTTGTGCCGGCTGAGTTGCGACACCAGGTCGCGGTGGAAGATCCACGTCACCGACGGCGAATTGCGGTATTGCTGCTTCAGCGCGTACTTCGCGCGGCGGCCCAGGTCGGGATCCATTTCGGTGGCCGAAGTGCTGGCCACGTCGCGCGACGTGGGGATGCCGTCGTCGGACGGGACAAACAAGCCCAACGCCTGCAATGCGGCGCCGGTGCCGATCATGAATTCGCTTTCTTCGAAGTTGCCGACCTCGAGTTGAATCTCTTCGCGAATCAGCGCTTCGACGTTGATCGCGGACGACCGCCGCAAATCGCGGCTCAAGTTGACTTGGCCGGTCATGGGTTCGGGCTTGAAGGTCCGCTTGCCGACCTTGTACGCGGTGTCGGCGGTCGGCGAACCGAGCTCGGCGCCGCGGGTGAGCGAAGAAATCTTGGCCGATCGATAGGGTACGCCCATCGACGGGGCGTCGATCATGAAGGTCCGCGCCAGTTGGCGGATCCACAAGATGTCATCGAGTTCGCGAATGAGTTCGGCGTGAAATTGTTCGGGAGCCAGGTAGCCGCCGCTGGTTCCGACATCTTGTTGCAACACGGCGCTCACGCCGTCGCCAGCGAGGTAGCTGCGAAAAGCGCGGCGATATTCCGGCTGACAGCGGCGAAAAGCTGCCGAGCCAGGCCGCACGCGGGAAGTCTTTTTGCGACCGCGGGAATCGCGACCGTGCCACAGAACCACCGGACCGTTGGGATCGCGTGAGTCGCGCGAACGCAACAAACTGGTGCGGCGCCCTCGGCTCTCCTCGAGCGACTCTTCGGCCGCTTTTTGGCGCAGATAGTCCGCTTCGAGACCTTTGATGTCGTCGGACAGTGTGGCGGCTTCGGCGTGGAGCTTATCGAAATTCTCCCGTTCGCTCACGTCGGGGGCGCGGCCCTCGCGCTCGGCCGCTTCCAAAATGCCGCGGGCCTGGGTGATCAGTGCTTTGCGTTGCTGGCGTTTGGTTTCAACGAGTTGGCGAGACATGTGGGCCTATTGCGGTGAGGAATACCACCCCCTCAACCGGGAACACTCTAAGGCACGCCGGGCGTGCGCGGAAATCACGCGTCAAGCAACTCGGCTTCAGCTTGTTGTTGCTTGGCCTTGGCCATGGTGAACAACTGATCGTCGCGGCGGCGGTTTTCTTCCTGGAGGACCTGGTCGAAGGTGGCAATGCGATCGACCAGGCCGGCGGACAAGGCCGACTCGGCGGTGAGAACTCGCCCTTCGCCATAACCCGAGCGCACCGCTTCGGGGTTGCTGCCGCGGCCGCGGGCCACCGCAGTGACGAATTGCGTGTAGCAATAGTCGACCATCGATTGAATGTCGGCCCGGGCTTCGGCGCTGAGCGGCTCGAATTCATTCCCCTCGACTTTGTATTTGCCGGCGTAAATCAACGTCGGATCGATGCCGATCTTGGAATACATGCCGGACAGGTCCTCGTGCAACATGTATGCGCCGATCGACCCCACCATGCCCGACGGCGTGAGCACGATCTCGTGGGCCGCCGAACAAATCCAATAGGCGGCCGAGGCCATCAGGGGATTGACGACCGCGACCATTCTTTTTGAACGCCGGGCTTCCATCATGCGGGCGTGCAATTCGGGCACACCAAAGCAAGATCCGCCCGGGGAATCACAATCGATCACGATGCTGGCCACGTCGCCGTCGGCGATCGCCGCGTCGAGCCGGCGGCCGAAGATCTCTGTCGAAGTGCCGCCGCTGTAATAAGTGATGAGGTTCATTTTCTGACAAATGATCCCGGACAGTGGCAGCACTGCCACTTTGCCCATCACCGCGTAGGGCTTTTCATTGTGGGGACCGGCTTTGGGCTCGGGAGGGTTATCGTCCTGAAACGCTTTGATTCGTCGTGGCCGGCCGGCGCCGCGTTGCACGAAGAAGCGGTTGCGAATCACCGCTTCTATTTCCCGGAGTTTGGGCGGGTGCAAAGCCCACGGCGTGGCATAAAACGCGCTCGTCAAATTACGGTTGTTCATACGGCAACCCTCATCCATTCTTGAATCGATCGACCATCGGGGCCCAGCAACCCGGCTTGTTGTTTGGCGGGCCGGTTGCCCGGTAGGAAGTTTCGCGCCGGCATCATGTTGGCCGGCACCATATAGACGTCGCCTTCGGGTCCAATGAGCGGCATGTTTTCACGACGTCGAATGTCGTTGACGGACATCCAGCCCCACTGTCGGGCCACGTTGTAAGCGGCATAACGATCACGGACGCGAACGCGGAGAATGTGCTCGAAGGTGTGCTCGAAGTAAAGCGACTGGCGTTCCGCCGGCGTCAACAACTTGTAAGCCAATTCCTGGGTCCACAGGACCGCGACCGGGAGTATTGAATAAACCAGGAAGTCGAAGCCTTGCTCTTCGATGTTGTTGAAGGTCGCTCGATCGAGGTCCTTTAACATGTGCGGGGGCACGTTGAACCAACGCGCGATCTCGACGATTCCGAACTTGCGGGTTTGCAGGAATTGCGAATCTTCCGGCGGGGTGGTGAGCGGCATGAAGTCGGTGTCTTCTTGCAGAATGGCGATGCGGCCGCTCTTGTCGCCGCCGCCATAAATCTCGCGCCAGTCCTGCCGCATTTTCTCGCGGCCTTCGGCCGAG